TACTGGGTTTCTCTTTCTTCTCCTCTAACTCTTTGATCATCTTGGCTAAGAGAGCCTGAACTGAGCTATTTTTCGATTGATCCGTCCCAATGGATTTTAGCAATTGCTCCTGGTACTTCTCGGTTCGAGATTTCACCACTCTACCAAAAAGGTTCTTGCCTAATGCTCCTAGACCACTCTTAAGAGGCTTCAAAAGAGCCGCATCTAAAACCCCATAAAGGGCCTTGAGTTGTTCTGGGATCATCTTTGAGAAATCCACTCCAATCGTGTTTAAGAATTGAGTGGCAGCTCCTTTGACATCAGCAAACCAATGCTTCGTCATCTCAAAAACGGTCTTAAGCAGAGAGAGATTTTTGGCAAACTCATCTGATTCAGAGGCTACTGTTGCTAAGTTATTGGCAAGATCCAAGAGCTTTTGAGCCGAGCGATCTGACATATTTCCCAAAGAATCCATCTCGATTCGGATGCCTTCAGATTGTTTTTTCCATGCGCCTAATAAGTCCTTGCCCAACACTTTTTCCACTGATTTTGAAATGTCCGTAACCGTTTTTTTAGACTCATCAGACAATTTCGACATCACGTCTTTTAAGTTGGAATCACCCCATCTAAAAGAGTTTCTCAGATCTCGCTCTCGAAATACTGAGCCTAAACGCTCGGAGGCAGGGTGAGTGGAGGCTTGAGTCTTCTCACGAGGAGCCTCAGCCACTTTTTGCTCTTTTGGAAGTACCGAGGTGAGAGGATTCCGACGCATGAGCGTAATCATTCTGCCTGTATGAGAGAGGATTTTAAGTTGTGTTTTCTCAAGAGAAAGAGGACGGCTTTTTCCCTGGCTACTAGCGGATGATTTTGAAGCAGAGAGTTTAGGTCTTTTCATCCGAGAAAAAGAAGCACTCGCGGAGGCTGCTCCCGCATTTACATCGTCTAAAGAGGAGGCGATCCCAGATAACGCTTTTTTAACGCCTAAGAGCTTTTTCTCCAGCCCTCGGTCAGTGGCCGAGAAGGTAAATCCAAGTCCTAGAAATCTCTTGTTTGGCACTTAGCGCCTCCTTGATTGCGACCTCATTCGACTTTCAGACTCTTGCCGAGCTTTTTGCTCCTTCTGAAGTCGATCCACCTTCCACTCTATCAGCCTTTGCCTCCTACCGTAAGGCATTGAGTATACGTCCTGATAGTTCATGCTTAGGCTCTCTATCAGGAAGGCTATCTCCTCTTCAAAATTCTTGAGATAGCCTATAGGGAGAAAAAAGTTTTACCATCCAACTGAAGCTGACCTTGATAAGTTTGTCCACACTTTCCACAACTTCTCTCAAACGTGTCATCAAACTCCCCCTCCTTCTCATCCATCGCTTTTCTTAAAGCCGAGCGATCCGCCAGAGGAAGCTGAATGATATCAGAAAGTGAAGCAGGCCGATCATTCACCTCCGTAACTCGGGCAAACAAAGCAACCGAAGCCTCACGACCCCCAGAAGCCATCTTCTCCATCTTGGCCTCAGTCTCTCCGTCAGCCACTTTCCATCGCACGCGAGAGCCCGTCCGAGGGAGCGTGACCTCACCGAATAACTCCCCTGCGTTCGGAGGGTTTTGAACCTGAACGGTTCTTAAATCATAGGTGATTTTATCGAGAGCTGAACAATGAGGACAAGTCGTTTCGAAATGATAAGACGCGCCTAAGGACAAAATTCTGAGATGAACCAAGTAAAACCACCGATCCGTCACCACGAGCTTGTCCATCGCTTTTCTGATTTCAGCAGGCGAGGTGATCGTCCCTAGCTCAAGCGTACAATTCGCCATGACTTGAGCCATTTTTTGACCCGCACTCATCCCCGAGGCCAAAACATCCTCCTCAGGACCAGCCAGCTCCCGAAACTTAACCGAGCGATGCACGACATCCCCCATCTTCACTCCGGTAGGTAACTCCACACTTCCAACTGCTGCCTTAGCGCCTTCCATCTTAACCTCCTCAACGTTTTTAAAACTGAATTACGGGTTTCAGGATTTTTCCTGAAGCAATAAATTAATCGTCTCTCGTGCAGGGAGCCTAATGGTCTCTCCACCTAAGAACTGATTTGGCAAATCCTTATCGTTTGCCAGCATCAAAACCCACAAAAGCTCAGAATCCCCATAATACTGATAAGCCACTAAATCAATTCTCTTAGCCTGCATGTCCGTCAACTGAAGGTAGAAATCCTGATCTGAGAAATCAATCGACGGGTACTCCGTCTGATCCCAAAACAAAGCTCCTTGGAATTGAAGAAGTTTCGTTCGATTGAGCCAACTCGATTTACTCACGGAAACTGTTGCCACACTCTATCCCTCCACTCGCTCCTTGTGTTTTTCGATATAATCGCGTGCGGCTTCCCTCAGTACGTCAGACATTGACCTTCCGTCGAGATCTGCAATCGCACAAATCTGATCGTACACTTTTCTCGGGAACCAAACATTCATTCGAATAGGGCCCATGGGAGTTTCGTCGGCATCACCGGGATCATGCATGGGAGGAGAGTAACATCGGGGGATAATTTGCACATCTCAAAAATCATGCAATACGGCATAACAAATTGTAACGAGAATTAAGATTTCTTCTTTTTTCTCCAGCCGTCACTCCGAAGAGCACTGCCTAACGGAATCGGGTATTTTGCCACGTTCGCCGTTGAAGTGAAGGATTGAGTAGTTGCAGGAGCAGCAGCCTCCTCTTGAGCCTCAGGCTCTAAGGCTGCTTTGACCTCTGAAACGGTTGCTGAAAGCGGATCTTCTTCTCCCTCGTCAGCCGAGCCATCTAAGATGGCTAGATGCAGTTCTGATGCAGCTAAAAGCTTTTCAAGAAGATTTCTCCAGTTCACTCTCGTTTCTTCTAAGTCAGGAATTCCAAACTCGTTTACGTCTTCCATTAATCTCATCTTAGAAAGATAACATCTAGTCAGACAATTTGATCATTTTTTTGGCCTGCTCAAGAAGATCCAAAAGATCATCAGGGCTGATATCTTTTTTTGGCTTTTCCTTATAATAAACAGCATAGGCATTCTTAGCTCGGGTAGCAAATTTTTGAAGCTTATCTTCGTAAAATTCAATCATCTCAAGGGCGGCTTTCTTTTTATCAAACCTACCTTTCGTGGGCAGATCCAAAAATAAAACCATCTGAAACAAAAGATTTTGAACCTCAGTTTGTTTATGAGTAACCCATTTGCGCTGTTGGTTTGCGCGAGCTAGCTGAATAAAAGCATACTCTCCTAATGCACCAACTAATTTCTCAGCAATCTTGTTCTGAAAAGCCGAACGATCAAAAGCCATCTCGGTGAGAGGAATTCCAAAATCATCCGTGCTCTCCTCCAAGATCTCTAATGCTTTAGAAGAAGCCCAGGTTTGCCAAGTTAAACCCCGCTCCGCAAGCCGGGCTTTGACTCGGTTAAACTCGTTTTCGCTCAATTTAAACTGAATGCTTTTCATTTAGCCAGGATACCATGAAATCATGACGTTTACAATATCATCAACCCGTGAATTTCACTCCCGCCTTCTTGGCGTTTGCACGAGCCAGCTCTTGCGCTCGCTTCACTACAGCCGCTTGAGCTGCAAATAGGTGCTTACACAAGTATTTCGCCTTCCCAGGATTTTTGATCGTTGCAGGAGCCATCGCTCCTTTATCAAATGAGGTCGTAATTGAGGTTGAATCCACACTCCAGAGCGCATGTTTTAAATAAAAATGAAAATACGGACAATCACACTTCACCCAGGCCATGTTCGCAAGCGAGACTTTAGAGAAGATGTTTTGATGGATCTCCGTGGGATAAAGCTCAATTGAAAACGCATACCAATCGTTCTCAGTCTTAGCCCGACCCTTTCCTGTGAAAACAATCGTTGCAATCTTCACCTGATCGGAAGTCTTACTCCCCATCGTCACGCCGTTGACCACAGCCGTCACCTCGCGTGAGCGGTTCCTGACTTCCTGAGGCGTTGCGTTCACGAGCTTAGACAGTGAAACCATGAATTAAACTCCCATGCTGAATTCTTCAATCGACTGGGGCTGAAGGGTAAGCTCCATGATTGAGATATCACTGCTCATGGGATCAAAATCACTGGCAGCTTTATAATGAGTTGGAATACAACCGCTCAGCATCCAAGACCTAGCCGGAACCCGAGAAACTAGGTCGTTCAGAGGAATTGCAGCATTGAGAAGATCCCCACCTACTCCACCCAAAAACCCCTGTCCGCTTGAGCCTACTCCAAATGGGGATACGTCTGAGAATTGAATGAGCATGAAATTTCGCCTATAGGATTTTGTCCCCTTCACCGCAGATCGGACCCAGGAATAGAAATCACTATTAAAAAACTGAGCTCCCTGATGAAGCGTGATGGCTCCGGCTGAGGCTCCATGAACCACGAACTTTCGGTACTCGTAAGTGCCCTCTTTGATCTCCTTCGTATCCACCGTGATCTCAGGGCCTGAGCAGTACCTAAATCCAAAAGCGAGATTAAACACGGCTGGAATCTGAAAGCTCACATCAATTAAGTGAAAGTGAAGAGTCGATAAATAATCAGAGAGTCGTAAATGCCGGTTGATTAAAGTCCCTGGACTGGCCACTAAACTCTCCTCGCATTAGGACGTTGGAGCATCATTTCCAGGATCAACCTGAAACACCTTAAAATACTCAGGCTGAAACTCAATTTCTTGAACCGAAATGTCACTTGCGGTTGCGTCAAAATCATGACCCGGACGGAAACGAATCGGCACGCAGTTATAACAAACGATTTTTCGTGATGCAGGCAGACCACTCGTTGAGAACTCAGGTCCGCTGGAGCGCCCATTTAAATCCGAACGGTGAAACTGATGAATCGTCACGTTCGTTCGGTAATCAGCTCCCTCAGACACCTTGACAATCCAATCAGCAAACTGAGTATACCCCTTCACCAACCCACGCGATAAGGTCACCGTCGAGAACGTGGATCGGCCCGGATACATCTTTGAGTAAGTCCAAGTCCCCTCAGAGTACTCAATGTGATCCACGTTACGCTCAGGCAGAGAGCATTGAGAAAACCCTGCTACGAGCGATTTCTGAATATACCCCACCTCATCACTCACTCCGAAGCGAAATGAGTGATAATAATCCGTGGATTGATCCTGCCTAGAGCCTGGGGTGACAGCCATTTTTTACGCTCCGGTGGCCTTAATCTCCACACCGTTTTCAAACATGCGGAAATACTCAATTTCAATATCCAAATCCTCAATGGAGATCTCAGCCGACATCGAGTCAAAATCAGAGCCCATCTTCACCCGCGTGACAAACGCGTTGAAGCAATGAATCTCCCGATAAGGAGTGGCTTTCTGATAATCGACTAAACCCGTCACATCATCTCGGTGAAAATGCTTGATGATGATGTTCGTTCGGTAGATCTGATTCTCAGCACACGCACGCATCCAGGAATAAAAGCTCGTGTCATTCTTCACCACACCCTTCGTCAGAGTAAGCGGAGCGAATGTCACTTCACCCGGATACTTTCGGCGATAAAGCATCGTGCCTTCTTGGTACTCCACCGAGCCCACGCTCATCTCAGGAGCCACCAAGGTGTTGAATCCAGCAGCAGGAGTGGAGAGGTTTAAAAACCCACCCGTGTCCGTGACATGAAAACGGTGCATTGAAAATGGATCAGTACTCTGAGATCTCGCTGTTTCTGCCATGGTCTACTCCCTTAAGCCTGACTCGCGTCAAAAACCTTTTGGATTCTGAGATAAATGTATTCAGCCGCCAAATTCGGTTTAATAAATTGATCAATCACAATCATCTTCTGTTGAGACACAGAAGCAGGATTGTTCGTTAAGTCACAAATGACCTTATAAGCCTGATTCTTATCCGGCACTCCCGACCCAATCACACCTTGTAAGAACAAATTCTCTAAGAATGAATCCAGCCGTGATTTGATGAGCCCAAACGTCACCGGACCCACGTTCTCAAACACGATATCCACTAAGCCAGCCTTCTGAGATTTCTCTAAGAAAATGAAGGTTCTTCTCACGTTCACATCCGTGAAATCCCCAATCACTTGAAGCGTCTTATTGCCCCAGATCGAAGTTCCCACCTCAGCATCCGAGCGAATCGGATTAATCTGAGCCGGATAAACGATGTCTCGATCCGACTTAGGAACATCTCGCTCAAGCCCCATAATCATCGCAAGCTGTCCACGCGACACGCCCGCAGGAGCCTTACCCACGTTCTCATTCTGATCCGTGTACGCGAATCGACCTGCCACATGACCCACCGCAGGAACCACCTTCGAGCGATTGCGATTGAGTGGGTCAGGGACCTTCACCCAAGGCCAGTACATCGCACCAAAAGAGGAGGTCGATGCGAGAGAGTGTCTCTTATAATTCACTGCCGCCTGAGCGGTGCTTCCCAAAGGAGGCTGAAGTAAAACCACCACATCCCCCCGGCTCTCAGCATAAGCTAAAAGCGAGGTGTCCGTGGCTACATCCCCGATGAAATCAGGAAGAGCAAGCGACATCTGAATATCAAACGTGTTCAAAGCATAAATGCCTGAGTTCGTTTGAGCCAGGTTCGCTCCCACAATGTCTGAGGACTCCAGTGCGGAACCATCCGTCCCACCCGTGAGCGTCACTGACACGCTCGTTTGAGGAGCGATCAGAGCATTGGCGGTCAATGGAGCTGAGGCAGCAGGAGCACTGGAGAGAACTAAATTCAACGCACCCGTTGCGTACTCAATCGTACCACTCGCACCCACTCCCACTAAATTCCCATTCCCATCGTCGGCTGCCACGACTACGCCACTGACTAAAACCTGAAGTGTGGTCACAGCAATCGGACCACCTAAGATCGCCGAGAAGGAAGTCTTCGAGCCATCGCCTGTTCCAACGGCTAACCCCAGAGCCGGAGTCGGTGTCAGAGCAGAGGGAACCCCATTGCCTGTGGCCAAAAGCACCACGTCCTCTGAGTTTTCCTTCAAGACACTGAGAATATAATCTGGGTGGCTTGGGTCATCCAAGACGAGGGCTTCATAAGACTCACTCAAGGCTAAAAGCCCAGTGGAGGAATCCACCAGCTCAATCATCACATCAAAGCGTGAGTAAGTAGCCGTTGATCGCTGATAAAAATTAGGATTACCCGTTAAGGTCATCACCGCTTGATTTGCCCAAGTGCCTCGACCCGAAGCATGGACCGTCCATGAACCTGGGAAGGTCGCAGTCGCTGAGGTCGCATCACTGTGAAGCTGCCTGACGAAAACGAGCTGAGAGCCGCCGTTGGCAAAAAATGCCGCTGCTGCATAAGCATTGAACGATTTGGCTGAAAAACCACCGAAGCGATCAAAGAACTCCTTGAGCGATCCATGAGAATACGCTCGTCCTTCAGGCCCACGAGGCGAATACCCTGCCATCGCAAAGGTGGATGTGGAAGCAATCGGGATCTGGCCATTTTTCCCTTGCACTTCTTGAATGAATACTCCTGGTGACAGAAACTCTGGTGCCACTGAAACCCCTCCTTGACTTCTCACGCCTGAAGTTCAGGCCAAGCCATTTTTTTTAAAAACCGTTCAAATACAAATTCATCCCGGTCACTGCATCCGTTGAAACCGGCTGAGTCAGATCAAGCTCACCTTCCACTCGAAGGCTTAAAGCATAACCCCTCACTCGTGTTACAGGGTCTATCAATTCTTGCAAAGACGCAATCGAACCCTCCCAGTAATATTCATAAGACCGCTGAAGGTTCAAACTATCGTACACCATTAATCTACCAATAGGATGCATTGCCTTCAATACATTTTGAAGGATCATCTGTGCAGAAGCTTCATATCGGTCCCACACCGACACAGTATACGTTATGTCATGCGGAATCGCCTGGGGTTTACTCTCATATTGAGCAAATCCACTCACTCCTCCGATGACCATTTGTGTACCCGATACGCCTGCACGGTACTCCAATTGCCCAACACCCATCCAACGGTGCATCGCCACACTCACCTCATCGCGATGAACCGTAATGAAGGGATAGATCATCTTCTTAAAAATTTGCTCAGGCTGCGTGAAATAAACAGGCACCTTCTTCATCGCATTGCCAAACGAAATCGGCAGCGTATAGCAGGGATCAGGCACACTCGTTGGGTCAGGCGTCGCTCCTAAGGTCGCAAACACCCCTTCATCAAAGTTCCTTAAAAATACATTCCCTGTTCTCTGATTAAAAATTCTAATCACTTTCAGAAGCCCCTTCAGGAGTTTCTAAAAACACAGAGGATTTAAATTTTTCCCGAATTTTCTCAAGATTCTCATTCAGCCATTGCTGCTTTTCTGAATCCCTCTCCTCGTTCTCAGGGATCTCAGCCATCCCGTCCTCTTCAATGAATTCCTCTATGATCTGGAAAAGCACATCCAGAGCTCCATCAAGGTCTTCTTCTGGAAGATTTTCGCCCAAGGTTTCATGAACAATTTGTAAAAACGCTTCATCCACGATGTCTTCTTTTGGAATCTCTTTTTCATTTAACATTCTCTCTCATCCCTTAAATTTGTCCTGAAAAGATTGAATTCTCTTCAACTCCTCAGGCGTTAACTTTACACCAAAATGTCTCAGCAAGCGATACTTGGCAAACGTTGCATCCATCCACACGCGAATTAAATCCTGATCCCGTTCAAGCTGTCGATACCCCACGCGCTTAATCCATCGAATGCTTGGCCTCCAATGAGCCTTGGATTTTTCTGCTAACCCAAACTCAATCCGAAGCGCATTCATCTCAATGTCCTCAATCACCCTGAGCTTCTGGTAAACCACATGCCGAGGCGTGTAAGAAATCCCATGCCGAATCATCGCCTGATTCGTCTTCTCCCCGTTCCTGAGATTCATCTCCTTCACAGCCTTCACCTGCTCCTCTGAGACGGTTTTTAAAACCACCTGGCCCGCCCGAGGCGATGGAACAAACGGAATCGTCTCCACCGTCCAAGGACCCATCTCATCTAAAATCTCCCTCACCGGATCCTCATCCACCGTGAAACGACTGCTCACCTGAAAGATTGAAGTTTTAGGAGAGTACTGAGCAGCACCCATGGGTTTGGCCGAGGCCACAATCGCCCACCAAGCCCTTCTCCCTCGATCTCTGATCTCAGCCAACATCAGGGCTTTTTTATAATTCTTAGTGCCAGGAATCTCTGAGATCTGTTGAAGCAAATGCTTATAGAATAACCGAGAAGCCCTCTTGCCATATTCAAACAAGAACCACTCATAGCGCCTCACGATATCCTTAGACCCATAAATGCGATTCATTCTTTTGAAAGCCGCATCAGGGCGAATGGATAGCATGTGTCTCCCTTAAACCCGAGCTAAGTCTCGCGCTTCGCTTCCCTGTCCGTAACCCCAGATCATCTGCATGTAGTCATTAAAGGCTAAACCCTGACTCATGGCCTTTAACCCCAAAACAGATAAAGCCAGCCGTTCAGGATCAGCCTTCTCACGAGGCACAGGAACCAAATCACCGTAATCAATTAATGCCTTAAACCGATCTTCCCTGACTTTTTTCGCTCGGTCCCCATGGCAGTAATAAACGTGGTGATCACGGGTGAAGAAAAACACGATGTAGTTTTTCCCCCCCTTCACGGTTTCGGCTTCAAAAATATCACCCATCTGAAAAATCCCAGCATTCGTGTGAATCACTGAGCTGACACCCGTCTCAGCTTCTCTGCTTTGAATTTTTTCTAAATACTCTTCATACTCTTGCTGCTCTCGCGACATGTCTTTCAACCTTTCTTCAACGTTTTTGAACAAACTCTCTCATCAGTTCAACCACAGTGTCTCTCACAAAACCACCCCTGGCATGAACGGCCTGAATAAAGGAACGGGCAATCTTGGATTTGATGTAAACCACAAACGGTCTCTCAATTTCCCCCTCACACTCCCCACACCATTCCACCGCCTCGGATCGCTCCTGATTGCGATCCTTTAAGAAAATCTTCATGAGAGTTGCTTGTTCTTTTTTACAATTAGGACAGATCATTCGTGACAAACTTTCTGATTTCATTCCATTCACCCAAGTCAGCCCACTTTCCCTCAACCTCATGGACTGCTAAACGATTCTCAGTCAAATACATCCCTAAAAGATGCGTGATCTCAAGTTCGTTTCTCTGCGAAGGTGCGAGTTCTTGAACTTTTTTAAAAACATCCGACGGAAAGAAGTATAACCCAGTTAAAACTTTTCCGTGAATAGGGTTTTTGGGTTTTTCTGTAATGAATAACGGATTGTTATTCAAATCCCTCTCCACTTGTCCAAACCGCTTGGCCATCTCAGGATTGCCTAAATCAAACTCCCAAGCAGCCGCATGATCAGCGTCTCCTAAATTCAATAACGTAGGTTGGAGCGATGAGAAATAATTATCCCCCAAAATCATCAGCACCCCCTGCTCACTTCCCTCCTGAGAGATCCGGTTAAGAACATCGGCAATTCCAGCAGGCTTAGGCTGAAAGGCATAGCCCACTTTCTTAAACCCATACTGAGAGCCATCCCCCACATACTCCACCATCTGAGCCGCATGATTGGAACCCGTCACCAGCGTGATCTCATCCACCGCATGGAGTCTTAAAAACTGAAGGGGCTTATCAATCATCAACTCCCCATTTAAAAGCGCAATAAGATGCTTATTAATAAACCGAGTCGAAGGCAGCATCCTCGTCCCACTCCCACCGGCAGCGACAATAAAACGCATAAAATTCTCCTAGAATCTGAAATGAGATTTGAAATCTTTTAAGAAAGGAAGCTTTTGATCTTTTTCTGAGAAAATTAAATTCGAGCGATTCCTCCACGGAAGACTCAGCTCCGGGTCCATGGGGTGAATCCCTGAATCACTCTCAGAATCCCACTCCTCCGTACACCCATAATGAAAAATAGCCGTTTCACTTAAACACCAAAACCCATGAGCAAACCCAGGCGGCACATAAACGGAAATCCCCTCAGGCGTGAGTAAGAACTGCTCGACCTTGCCATAAGTCGGTGAGCCCACCCTTAAATCCACAACCACATCCAAGACCATTCCATCGGCCACGCGCACGAGTTTTCCCTGCGGACGATTGCGTTGAAAATGAAGCCCACGCACCGTATGCCTCGTGGATTTTGAAATATTCGTTTGCCGGATGGGGGGGATCGAAAAACTCGATCTCTTATAAGCCTCAATGAAATGACCCCGCTCATCCGAAAAGCAAATGTTTTTAAAGATCTGACATCCCGTTAACGATTCCACCGATTATACCTCGACGAGAGATAAGCCAGAACATCAGCCTCCCAGGTTCCAAACGTTTTTACCCCAAGCAAGCTCTTCAACTCCTGCGTACCGAGAGCAACCGAACGAGGCCGTTCAGCCACCCAACTGGCTTGTGGAATGGGCTCAACTAACCACTCTTTGGGATCTTTCCTAAAATACCCTAAAATGTACTTAGCCACTTGTTGCCGACTCGTCGCCTGATCATGAGCGATGTGATACACCCCACTTCGGCACGCCTGAAGCGATAGGACTAAAAGATTGGCCACAAAAAAAGCCGAGTGAGGACAGCCCACCTGATCAAAGATGGGAATTTTTTTCCCCTCCATCAGACTCTGGGCCACCCAATCAATGAAATTTCCTTTAATCTGACCAAACAACCACTGCACCCGAAACACACTGCCACCCTTCTCAAGCGCGTACTGCTCGCCTAAGAGCTTGGAGGCTCCATACTCTTGAAGTGGGTGAGGCACACTGTACTCCGAGTAAGGATCAAGCGATCTGCCATCAAACACATAATCGGTGCTGATTTGAATGAATTTGGCCTTCACCTTACGCGCAGCAGAAGCTGCAAAACCCACAGCCCGGCCATTAATGAGCTTGGCCAGATCAGGCTCCCTCTCGCAGCGATCCACATCCGTCATCGCTGCTGCGTTAATCACATAAGTAGGATTTGCGCTGGTGATGAATTTTCTGACGGCAATCTCGTTCGTGAGATCCATCTCCTGATGGGAGGGGCAGAGCACATTTGCTCCCGCACGAACCATCGTTGTGATTAAAGCCTGACCTAAGTTCCCCGAGCCCCCAATGACAATTGCATTCACACATCACCCTGGAATATTTGCTAAGATTGAACTAGGAGAAATCGCCGTCAATCACCTGCTTAATGATTTTCCTGCGCTGAAGCTCTTTTAAGAGCATATCCCTCAACTCTGGCTTGATATTTTGAATCCTTGAGGCTTCCTGAAGATGCCTAATGTCACGAGCTAGACTCACGGACTCGAAGTTCTCCTTCAGCCGCTTCATCGTATCTCTGACTAAACCTAACTCTCTAATCTCATTCATCAATGATTTTGCAGATAGGCTCACGATCTCAACACTGGTCGTTGCTTCCGTTTCCATACACTCCCTCAACTCTCTCTCAACTAGGGACCTTAAAAAACCTGAAACCCGTAACTCCTAGCCTTGGTTGACTGCTTTTCCTAAGGCCACTCTTTGTTTGCGTAGGAACCGTTTTGCCCCAAACCGAGCAAATTTCCTACCCATTTTTGAGATCATGGACTTTTTAATGTACATCTGCCGCACTACGGCCAGTAATGCCTGGCGTGTCTTAGCAGGAGTGTCTAAGGCTGGGATCTGACCCTCCAACTCCAACTCCCCTAAGATCGTTAAAACCCCCTCGTAAACCCTCTCTAAAATCTCAGGAGAAAGCTTCTGGTCAATCTCAAGCGGTGCTTCATCCTCACCCTCAGCGTCATCCATCTCAGGCCGAGCTTCAGCCTCAGAAACGGGAGCGGATGATCCCCCAATCAGTTTTTTCATCTTTGATTCTAGTTCTTCAATACGCTTTAAGATTTCCATTTGTTCAAACCCACCATTTCATCGAGTTTTTTAAAACCTTTTTTACTATCTCTTCAATCGAATGATCCGTGTCAGGATGCTCAAAGCGAGTCTGAAATTCAAATTCAAACTGAGCTTTTTTAAAATCCGAGGGCTTTTGAGGATAACCCGTGATCTCAACCCGTGAGCCTGAGAAATTCCCACTCGCCCGAATTAAATCCCAAAACTGCCGATCTAACTCTTTTTCAATCTGAGACAAATCCAAAATCTCATTCAACACCGATTCAAGGTCCTCATCCTCTTGATCAGCCACATCCTGAGCAGCCTGAACAATCGAGGATAAATTCCCAGCATTCAATCGCACTTTCAGGGTAAAAACCCCAGGCTCCTCCTCAGAGGAGGAGATCACCTCAAACCGCTCAGGCTCCACGACCTCAGATAAATAACGAATCGTCATTTGAACGTCTTCAAACGGCGTGAAGGCTTCCTCCTGACTCACTCGGGGCCTCTCAGGAGAGATTTTCTTTGAAACAGGCTTCTGCGGAATACCCCACTCATTGACCTCTTCTGATAACATCTCAACCCAACTTTCTCTCCGGTGAAAACGACTCGTTTCGAATCGCTTCACACTCGTAATGAGTCCACACCTCGGAGTCATGCTCAAACCCATCGCGCTCCACGCTGATCACCTCAAAATACCAATACTTATTCGTGACCTTCGACCAGAGCTCCACCACATCCCCCGGATGCACATGATACCCATACTGATTCACAGGCACCTTACGAGCCTCCAGATCCGCACGAGAGAACCAAAATTTTCCCTCCGTGCGATCCACTAACCCATTGTCCTGCGCGTCCATCGTGTGATTCGGGCGCTCAAAAAAACACAAGACCTGAAACGGGGAGTAAAGCTTGAGTTTTGAGGACCGAGGTAAACCCTGCGGGATCTTAGGCTCTTCATATAAGAAATCCACTAAACCCGAAACCTCTGAGATCGTGTTAGGCTTGGCATTGCCCGTGTTTGAGAATTTCCACAAAATAGGCGAGGCCGTGCCTGCGAGTTTTAAAACCTCCAAGGCAATACTATCGAAAAACGGCTGCTCGCCTGAACCTAAGAGTGTTCCCATCGAAGCAATTACTTCCGAGCAGGAACCTTCTTGCCGATTTTCTTCTGACCCATGCGCTCGGCCATTTTCTTCTTACGCCATTCCACTAAACGAGCCTTCATCTCCTCGCTCATGGATTTTCCTGCCATTCGTCTGGAATCAGACATGACCTTGCCACGACCCTCCTCAGCATCACCCGTCTTCACCTGAGCAGCAGGAAGTGCCTTTTGCTGGGAATCTGATTTGCCCTGACCCTTCACATGCTCACCGTGGCCATCTTCAGCATCTCCTACCTTGATGTCGGATTCTTTATGCTCAGATTCGCCAGATTTCACTCCTAATTTCACTTCAGAAGCAGGCTTTGCAATCGCCTCACCCGCCTTGTTAGGCTCACCATCGCCACCCAGTTCAGAGACTTTTTTATCTAATTCTTTGTCTTTCTTCTCCACTGAGGCCACATGAGGAGCGGACGCAGGCTTGAATTCTTCAGACTCCATCTTAGGGAGTCCGAAAAAATCTACTGCTTCCCAATCATTAAACACGCCTTCTTCGATCTTTCTCATCGCTGCTCCTTTTAAATGTTTAGACTCATTTATTTTTCTGCCACTTCGTTTCACCGATTCCTCACGAACTGATCCAGCTCTTTTTTGATACTTCTCTGCAGAAGTTAAGTGAGAAGCTTTCACTGCTTTTGCAATTTCAGCTTTAGACTTCTTAGAGAGTTTTGAAGCCAAATCAATCGCTTCTTGTTCGTCTTCAATCCGACCCGAATCTACCGCATCAATTACGGCATCAGCGATCTGATCGCTGGACATTTCGCTTATGTAATATTCTAGTCGTTCGGCAAAAAAATCATCGTTAATTTCAGGAACGTATCTCAATTCTGCTTCTTTGGGCTTATCACCGTAAACGTCAAAGTAGTCATCAGCCGTTGCTATAATTCCAGACTTGATCTCAGCATCCGAAGCAGCTTGATAAGGATCAAGTTCTGGAGCAAAAAGACCTACGCCATTTACAATATCGTTAATCAGATGCTCTGGGTTTTTGATCTTAAGGATGACTTCGTCTTTTGGAGCATTTAAAGTGCAAGATACAATTCCGCATCCACGAACCGAGATCCATTCCCCATCTCCACTTTGATATTCTCCAGTGGGTTGAATTTTTTCAAACGCCTGCTCAATGGCATGATAACGCTCTTTTTTGATTGCTCCAGCGTAAGCTTCTCTCTCAGCGTCTTCTAAGGCACCAGCAACCTCCGTTGGAAAGATCTTCTCAACGTTATCCATGCCTTTTGGGGCAAGGATGTTCTGAACATCATTCACCGAGTAGCCAGGGTGGTAAACATCTTCGTGTTCATCTGCATCGAGATAATCACTTACTCTCAGCCAATCTTTATGACCTAATGCTTGAGCAGCCTCTTTCAAGGACAGTTTGATTGTGACTTCTCGTTCAATAGGTTTTCTACCCTCTTCATCAGCTTCCCCCAGCATCCGGAATCCTTTTTTGATGGCAGCAAGCACTGGCTGACGGCTCTCCGTCTTCTGACCCGAGGTCATCTCTCTGAGTTTTGAGATGATATCCAATTCTTCTTCCGAGGCTGGATGCTCAGGCATCACGCCCTTCACTCCAAACTGATCCTTTGGCTCGTCATTCAAAAACCACTTTAAAGTCACGTCCTTCTCACCCGTTTTTTCAGCTTGAGAATCAGAATCCTTATTCCACCTGCGACCAAACTCAACGGACATACAAACGCGAGGGTCTAAAGAAGAGGTAATCACCAAGCCCGTCATCTTATGGCCTTCTCCGTGATAGCCCTGCTTCTGAGCCACTTCATCATAAGTGCCCATCGCTTGCAGTTGCTTCAAACAATCCTGAAGCGCCTCATTTGAGACTGCATTCAAATCCATCACAATCGGATCAATCGTTAGAACTTCCTTCAAAGCATATCCCGATTTTTCATCGACATAAAACGCCTTTGAAACAGCTATTTCCTTACCAATGACCTTATTCTGATCGGGTGCTTCCATGTTCTTCTTTCTCCAAAAATGCCTTCAGCCTTTGTCGCCCAAAGGCAATTAATGCGTAAAAGTCCTTCAAATAACCAATCGTCACAACTACAAAAAAATTATCCTCATCCTCATCCCAAAGAACCGACGAGAGGTGAGTGGATTCGTGAATCACATACGACTTCAAGCAGTACGCCTTTTTTCCAACCTTAAATCGGTGACGAAAGACCGTACCCTCAGAGCCCTTCTCTTTGTGAAGAGTGTACTTAATCTTAAGCTGTTTTAAAATTGATTCCACGAGCTTAAGAGCTTTTTCCTCCACCTTCTCCGATTGATGCTTTTTATCCTTCTCATCCTGAAAACCAAAGAAGCTGAGAAAAGACTCAGACAAATTGTCACGCGATTCATTTTTCATCGCATGAATATCGGAAAGGGCTTGGTAAGCTTGATCATAACGGGCTTGATTCTGCTCAATGCCCAGATTCTCAGCCGTGGGTTCCTTCGCATCGTGATCTTTTAAAACCCGACGCACATCCGCATCCAATCTCACGCGATGACCCAGAGCAATCAAAACCACTATGCCGAGTGCGTCCTTGTCATACTGAATGAGCTGATCCACTGAGAAATTCTCACCCCAAAGCTCATTTAATCGGTCGATTAAATCAAGACCCAGCGACTCACGGGCGTACTTGAAAATATCAAGCCCAAGGTCCTCAAAATAATCCATGACATTCTCAAGTAAATCCCGACCCGGTGTCTGAAACTTCTCAGCCACCGTGGGACTGTCTGCAATCGCTGCATCAGCAAACGCATCCACAAACATCAGAAGCGAAACATACTCAGGGTAGGGAAACCCTAAAATCTTTTGAACCGATGGCTGATCTGCTTCGAAAAGATCAAATGACTCATGGATTAATTCTAAAATGGGATCTTTCAATTGAACACCTCACCCTTCACTCCAGGAGGCTTTTTGAAATCATCCTTTTTGATCTTCGTGCGACGGAGATACAAATACCCACCCACCTTCAAGTTATCAGGTAAGGACGTGATCTTCGTGTCATGGAGATCCAAATTCCCACCCACCTTCAAGTTATCAGGTAAGGACGTGATCTTCGTGCCATGGAGATCCAAACTCCCACCCACCTTCAAGCCATCAGGTAAGGACGTGATCGGCGTGTTACTGAGATACAAATACCCACCCACCTTCAAGCCATCAGGTAAGGACGTGACCTTCGTGCCACGGAGATCCAAATTTCCACCCACTTCTAAGCCATCAGGTAAGGACTTGATCGGCGTGTCACTGAGATACAAACCCCCACCCACCTTTAAGTCCTTAGGTAAGGACGTGACCTTCGTGCCATTGAGATCCAAATATCCACCCACCTTTAAGTCCTTAGGTAAGGACGTGACCTTCGTGCGACGGAGATCCAAACTCCCATCTACTTTTAGATTCTTAGATGCTTGAAACTGATCTAAAGTCATGAGCTGTTTGCCAATCCGAATCATTCCAGCCTTAGTTAAATCGTGATCTCCTCCATCACCGAGTTCAAAGCCTTGTGTATTCACAAAATCCTGAACGTAAGAATGGTATTTAGACACTACCTCTTTATTTTGCTTGCCCTTAATTTGTTGAATTTCTCGATCCGTCACTTCAATCGTGCAATGAGGTTCGTTTTTAGGATCTCTGAGTGAATAAATCTCTGTACCTTCTTCAGCTACTTTCTCATAGTAAGAACCCACGCAATGACCCATGAGTTTTCCCTCACGATCCAAGGATTCCCGAGAAGTCAGCTTCAACCACTTAAAACCATCCGAATAGGTCTTTACAGGAATCTCACCAGGAACCTCTCGTGCAGCCTTTCCACGCGTGAGGCTCTTTAACCACATCTCTGCTTTTTTAATCGCATCCGGGACACTTAAGCTTTTAAAATCAAACTGAGCTGCCTCAGAATCTAAATAATCCATCACATGATCCATCTAATCTTTAAATTCTTTTGAAAATGAAACCGTGAATAATTCATCTCCCCGAGTAAAAGCATTCTTTAACCATTGAGGTGCATCCGAGGGAATCCGACTCACCTTCTCGACCTCTTCATGATCAGAGATTAGAAAATTCCTTAAATTCGCCTTCAACCACTTTTGAGTCTCAGGCTTTTTTGCCCTAAATTGAGACAAAAACTGATCAATCTCTTTCTGATTAATTACGTTACGCTCTAAAAGAGGAATTCCCCATGAATCAATCATCCGACTCTCCTAACCTACAATCGGGGTATCAGGCCCCTGAGAAGCAAAAATCTCAACGTTCAACCGCTCAAACTCCTCTTTGCTCTCCTCAATTAACCGTTGACCATCCAACGCCACTGGACCCCCAGCCCCTGGGAGCGAGTCATACTTACTCCTCACTCGTCCCACAATCTCCTTACACTTGGCCTTCACCCACCTGACAAACAACTCATCATCCTTGTCATTTAAGTTCTGAGGGTCAAACGTCATCGTTTTCATCTGAACGAGCATGATCCCAGCCGGAGTCCCCCCCCGAGCCGTGATGTGAAGAATCTGAGTTTGTTGCTCATAATACCACTCAGGTTCGACCGAAAAGATGCGCTTTCTATTCTCCGTGAACTCCAAGAGCTGAGCAAAGCCTGAGTAATTCGTCAGCCCTGATCCCATAGATAAAAGCGTATTCGGCCCATAAGGAATGATATCAAAAAACCCTAAGGTGAAAAAAGCCGCCACATCCGAGGGCACCTGAAACACCACGTCTAAAACCTGCTGGGTGTCAGGCTTCATCTTATACTCCAGCACCCCATCGACAATCGGAATGGGTCTAAATATGACAAAACCCTTTTTTGAATTAAACCACCGCTTCCCCATCCGAATGGCACTGGTAAATGCCTCATCCGAGAGCTCCACGGTGACAAACCCACCTGTGCCGCCTCCCAACTCATCAAAAACTTCCTGTTTTAAAACAGAGGTAGGCGTACCCATTTATTCCTCTTCTTTTTCTTGATCATCCGAAGGAGCATCCTCAGAGTCCTCATCGGAGTTCTTTGAGTCCTCATCTGACTCCTCTGAATCCTCTAATTCGTCTGATTCGTCCTCAGCGTAGGGTAAATTCAGGAGATCAGCAATACTCTGAAGCGCCTCTTTTGCGTCACTTAAAACCGCCTCTGCCTCATCCCCAAACCATTTCGTCAGTTCCATCTTATGGAAGCGCACCATCTGATCAATGGCCACTAAACACGAAATCGCTGAATTCTGAGCCACTGCCACAAAAGCATCCAACTCATCGACCTGCCCATCCCCCAACGGGCCAGTATCCACATCATCGGCTGGATCTCCAGTATCCACCTCAGCCTCTAAAAACCGCTCCTGCAGATCCTTCACACTCTTTACAATTTGTTCAATGTTTGGCATTCGCGCATAACTCTCCGTGCGTTGAGAATAGCGCGATTAAAAGCGGACGACAAGACGATTAGGACGTGGACGTGAGTCCTTCTCCAAGCTGGCGTCTCACGACGCCTTTCATCCTCTGGGCATGAGTGCTAATCTTGAAAAATACCCCACTCCTGCCTCTTTTTTTTCATTAGCGACATATACGTTTCATAACTATTTGACTTAGTTTGTTGGAAACCTAACCAAACACACCAATAATCATTACGAAGCAAGGTTTTACAGATTTTTCTCCAGCTTGGAATTTCGTCTAAACGTTCTTGAGTCTTGGATGCAGTCTCTGGAATATCATCAGGATACCCATGCTCTTTCCACCATTTAAGATATACAGCAATTTTGGTCTTATAATGTTCAGATGTAGTGTGTGGCATTGAATTAAGAATTAAATGAGCGAATTTTTTCCAAGAATAACCTTCTGGAAGAGCAAGTCTACCAGAGCCAAATACAGCAGGTTCACGACCATATAATTCTGTCGTGTGAACTCCTGCAATTCTCGCAGTGATCTTTGACCAAGTTTCAGGTTCAATCACAGAGAAAAGCCAAAGTTGTCTCCTAAATTGTTCCGAAAATGGCTCATCCACTCGCATTAAAGAAATAGGAACCCCTGCTAGGTACATGCGGTCATAAATAGGATTGTAACTTTTTTTAAATTTTCCCAAATACGTCCAAATGTCCTCTTTCTCCCAATCATAAAGAGGATAAAACTTCCAAGACCCACCCGAATCCTTTGTGGACCAATATTGATTCTTGAAAAGTTCCTTTTTTCGATTCGCAACTGCTCGATAACGATTAAGGCTTTCCTGAGTTCTGATCCCAATAAAATTCGCACACGGTTTACCACCACCGTACCATTCAGAGACTTCTTGAACAAACTGTTCAAAGCTCATTCCTTCTTTGAAACAAGCTACTTCTTTTTGGGTTAGGGCAATTTCAGGCAGATTTCTTACCCATAGCTCTTTTTTTGACTCATCCCATGCCTTAAAGACTGGTTCTACGCACGATGTTTCATTGGGTGTTATTAAAGGAATGCAAAGCCAGAGGGGAATGATGCAATCTTCATACTCTTTAAAAATTTGACCGACGAATTTGATTGTGAGGTCGTACTGACACTCCCAATCAATGAACATTAACCCAAATTTGCGTCCCCTCATGCGAGCCTCTTCAGCTACTAAATGAGTCAATACCGTTGAGTCTTTACCGCCAGAAAAGGCTACCATTACTTTCTCGAAGTGATCAAAAACAAATCGAATTCTATTTTTAGCTGAATACAATACATCTTGCGATTGATATTTACGTTTCATTCTGATGACGAAGGTTCCCATGATTGAGAAAATTTTCGATCTTTGAATAAATCAGCAATTCCGGAAATTTGGGACAATTTGATAATCTCATCTTCTTTCATTCCCAGTTCATTTGCAATTTTCTCATAGCTCCACCGCCTTCTTCGCAGCTCAACGATGATATCGGACATTGTGGAAACCTTATGTTTGCCGCGTGCTCGATTGTGGCGTACTGTTGCTGCAATACGATTACAACGATCAGCGGACTGTTCATTGATCACTACGACAGGTAAATATCCAAAAATCCTATTCCGAACTGACTCTGATTCTTTGCCAATTATATTTCGATGAAATCCGTCAACCACTTCATACTTTCCATCATGCTTCCAGGTCACAATGGGTTGAGTATATCCGTCATTCAAAATAGAAGTTTCTAGCAATTTCATTTCAGTTGCAGCAACCGCATTAGGGTTATAATCGTTAGCTACGACTAACTCTGATTTAATCCATTGCACACATTCAACTGGTTCCTTGTTAAACGGGCTTTTTTTGATAAGAAGAGATTTAATTCGATTTGAAGCCTCCACTTTTTGCTCAAAACTCAACTCGTCTAAAAATTCAGATAGTAAATTTTCAATATCCTCGATTTTGGACATGACACTCCTTGCAGAAGAATATTTTTTTTAACCTGATGCTGGCGCTATTTCTTCTAATGGTATGTCCTCTGTCACACTGAACAATAGCCATCGCGTATGATCCATATTCAACATCAATCAACTTCCAACCAACGCTCAACAAAACAGCAGAAAGACTTTCCTTTAATTTTACGTTTCTTCCTGAATAAGCCTTTTTTACATCCACTACAAAAAGTTCTGGATCTTTGAATGTCTTTCCTTCCAAAAGAGAACTTTGAGCGCGAAGTTGCTGACACAAAAGCTGGCCATTTTTGTGTTCTTTAAAACGAAGTAAAATAATACCCTTTTGTTTACATAATGAATCTTTGGCTCGATCCATGCTTTGTAATTGATCAAGAGTAAAATAATTATGAAATCTCTTAATATGCCGAAAATGCTGATCGCCATCATGCTCAAACGCAATACCGATTTCTTCACAATAACCGTCTAACTCAAGCCTTTTATCTTGAAATGTAAGCCATTCTGGCTTGCATTTAACAAATCTCTTTTGAAATAAGTACTCAACAAATTGTCTCGTAATTTCTTCCCCAATTAAACGAGAATCTGAACATCGAGGGCACCAACGTCCTTGGTTAATTTTATTGAGATTGATTTTAAATAAGTGTCCATCTCCACATAAAATATCAAAATATTCTTTTGCACTTGTTACGGAATTAGAAATTAAAGATCCCCCCCGCTTAGAAATTAATTCTTTAATTTCATGTAAATCTAATAGATACCGATCCGCACACTTTAAGCACCCCCAGTGACCTGCCTTCAGATTCCAAACGCGGCTGGTAAAAATGTTTTCATGTAAATCACAACGTACCTTGACATAACTATTGATCAAGATAGGTGTAGGCCAATCTAATACTTGACCTCCAAATCCTGCTACAATTGAATTAAGATCATCAGAATCAATCGGCTTAATTTGTTTATTGATCTGATCCTTATACCTGCAGGGCCTACATTGAAGGATGGCACCCGGTTTCATCTGTCTTACCAACCGTATACTTCTGTTAAAAGTATTCCCACACCGACATTGAAACAAATGCTTTACGTCCAATCCTTGATAGACGTTTGATAAAACCGTGCAGCCTGAACCTTGGGCAATTTTTTTGATTTCTTCAAGTCTTGACATTTTGTTTTGCTTATCACACCGAAAACAAAAAAAAAAGAGAAGGTGGCTATAGAAAACCTTAAATAAAAAACGGCTGTGACCCAATTTATGAGCCACAGCCGCTTAGACGAATTTAAAAAAACCTAATTAGTACAGAGTGCTGCCAGGACCGAAGGACCCTGCAGACAAGCTTGACAACCCAGTCAAGTTCAACACGCCATAGAATTCTGAGCGTGCGAGAAGCTTGCTGTAACGAGTCCTGATTCCTTTACGGAATTTGAAATCATTTGGGTCTAAAAAGGTGGACGAGATTTGGAGAGGTACATAAGGAGCCCAAATATATCCAGAATCTATAAATGAATTTCCCTTATACCCCATCACCACCTGGTTCGCGACCAAGTACGGATCCTTGTACGCCATGTAACGTGACATGACCGTGCCCATCTTCATAATGCCGAAAGACTGTGGACCCTCGACTTTAGCAAACGCCTCAGCATCGCCTGCGAAC